TACCAAGCCCTGTCAATCAACCCCGTGCGCGGGTCAATCAACGGCACCCGCGGCGGGGTAATCGGCGTTGGTGTTGCGTTAGGGCTAGGCATTCGTTGGACTCAAAATCAACTCTGCGCCCATGATGCTAATCTTGACCGGATCGGTGCCCGATAGCTCATAAACGCGGTCGCGCAGCTTCAGGGTCATGCCCATGCGTCGCCAGAACACCCGGCGGTAGTACTCGCCGATCTTGCCGATCTGCGCCCAATGCTCGTTGCTCCATGTATGCCCGCCGTCGTCCGACCAGCGCAGCATGACCTCGGGGTTGCTGCCTTGGCCCAAATTTAAACCAGTACCGGCCTCAATGTCCAGTTGCAAGCTGTGATGCGCGGTGCGCTTTAAGTTGTTGGCACCAGTGGGTAAAGCCCGCCACGATCGTAGCCATTTCTGGATGCTTCCGTTGTCCGAGTAATCTTCCAGATCGAAGGCGTAGATGTTGCCATTTTCGTAGTCGCCGACGACCACCTTGTTGTTGAACGCCATCTGGCAGTTGCTGCGGTGCCGGGTGAACTCGCCGTTGCTCCAGCCAGCCCGCTCGTGCCAGGCTTGGGTGGCGGCGTCGTAGACCCAAGTCGTGTTGGCGCTCGGGAAGATCAGCACATAAAAGCTGTGGCCGTCCTGCTGGTAGGTGTACGCGATGGCGTCCGACAGGTCGCTGTACTGCTGAATCTGCCACTCGACGGCGTGGGTGCTGATGCGCTGACCGGTATAGCCGTTGGCCCGGTAGACCATGCCTTGGCCCCGGCGGTCGCGCCCGAGCCAGAACAGGCCGTTGTCCATCTTGGCAACTGAGAATGGGGCCGCGCAGCCCAGCTCGTTGAACGCGCCTTGGATGCGCTGGAGCGGGAAATCGCTCGCGCCAGAGTCGTACCAAACCTCAATTGAGTTAGTGCCAAAGGCCCACACCTCGCGGAAGTTAGACGCCACAGCAACCAGCCCGTCAGGCGATCCTTCAGTGCTGGCAAACTCCAGCGGGTCAATCGACGTGCCGTCCAAAAGCTGCGTGATCCACATCCTTTGGCTGTTGGGCTGGTTAAAAACGAAGTAGCCGTCAAGATACGCCACGGTCACGGCGCCGGAAAAATCCGGGTCGGTGATTTGCCCAAAAGCGTTGGTCGTGTTGTTGTAGATGTAGCTCGGGCCGTTGGCCGCGATGAAAAGCTGAATGCCGTTGTCGGCCATGCTCACCGGGCCGGTGCCTGCCACGGTGCCCAGCAGTGTCGGTGCGTAGCTGTTGTTGATCTTGTAGAGCTGCGTGCCCGACACCACGAAGCCTGTGCCGTCTTGCGGCGAGAAGGCCCACAGGCCCCGAATCGGGCCGGTGCCAATCGAGTTGAGCAGCTTCAGCCCCGGAGCGCGGTTCAGGAATGCCGGCTCCTTGCCCGCTTCCGGAACAATTTCCGGAAACAAATTGACAAGTCTGTTGTCAGCAGCGTTGACGCTGCGGGCCACATAGGTGCTGCCCAAAATTGGCGTCTTCATAGAGAATCCTGATACACCCAGTTAGGGCTGTCATCAATCCAAATGTCGGCGTTAACCACAGACGACTTTGCTTTTCGGCTGGTGTAAACAACTTCAACCGGAACGTCAGCAATCGCCTCGTTGGGGGTTCGCATGGTGACAATTTTTACCGTGTGCCCGCGATCCTGCGCCGACTGAACAAAATCATCCCACAACGCCGGGTCGGCGGTGTAGGTTTTGTCGTAATCAAGAGCAATCAGCATTTTTGGCTTATTTTTCGCAAACCATTGGCGCTAGACCAAATGGTCTTGCCAAAACGCACGTTGATAGCGGAACCCAAAAACCGCTCTTCCAGCAAGTTGTATACGCGGCCAAGACGTACGCACACTTCGAACGGGCGGGAGCGGAAAGTGAGCTCCATGATCAATAGTTACCGGCGTAGATGTTGTACCGCTGCCGCGTGGCAATTAACGAGTACGGCATTGACATCACATCGTCCGGGTTGTTGATGCGTTTGAGGTTGCGCTTGCTGGTCATAGCAATGCGTTGCACTTGGGGGCTGGGCTCAACGCCAAACTCCGGCGCGATCTCGCAGGCCAAGTTGTAGGTAAACGCCCGCAAGTAGCCTGGCGGGAACAGAATCTGGGTGGACAGATTTGCCGGCTGCGTCAGCTCTTGGACGCTGATGAAGTGGAACTCCAGCAACCGCGTCGGGCGCGGGTAGATGTAAATGTCAAAGTCCGGATAGGTGTTGTTGACAAACATCACCTGCGGGTACGTTGAGGTCACGGTTTTAACCGCGATGCCGTTGTACTGCTGCTGGTTGATCAGCTTAATGCCATACGACACGCCAGTGCCAGGGTCTTTGAAGTAGGTGGCGTCGTCCACCAGAATCGGGCGTACAGCAGTGCCGTTGAGCCGCACCAGCGAGCCGCTGGGGCCAAGGGTTGCGTTGATTGCGCCAACCGGCCAATTGCAAATCTGGTCGATGGTAGCAAAGACAGACAGGCGCTCGGTGTTCCATGAGTCAATCATCTGATTGAGCGCCATCAGGGAGTCCTGAGACACTGAGGCCGACGACGTTTCGCCCTCGGCTAGAACGCCTAACAGACGCAACGCCCGGTTAATCTGTTCCCCTGCGGTGTAAGTCGTCATGCAATTCCTCTTTGTCCTTTTTGGGCCGACCGCGCCGGGGCGCAAGTGTTACCTCAATTTGCGGCTCAATTTTTGGCTCAGTTTGAGGCACATCTTGTTCCTCAGGATTGTAGCGTGACCAGCCGTTTTGAACATCAAAATCGGCCTCTATGTCCAGCACGGCGACTTTGGCCCCGTGAACGGGGTGTGTCAGGTAGATTGCTGCCATAAGTGCAGAAGCGGGGGCCGGAGCCCCCACTTGATCAGCCGATGACCCAGTTCGTGCCGTTGCAGAAAACGGGCACGATGTTGGAGCCGCCGCCAGCGACGGTGGCTCCCGCATTACCGGAGTAAGCGGCATTCGAGTTGCTTACAGCAGCCCGAGTCCCTGCCAAAGCGGCAGAGGCGGCGGGCAGTTGAGCAACCGTGTAGAGCGTAAATTGCGCTTCGTCCAACGCGGGGTCAGCGAATGCTACGCCAACAGGCTTAGTGTTTGACATGAGGGTTCCTTTTAAATGAGGGGGCCAAAGCCCCCTCTGAGTTCTTAGGACACGCGGTAGATCGTGTACGCAGCGTCACCCGTCTTGCGGAAACGGAACGTGCCCGAAGTGTTGCTGGTTTTGGTTAGCGCATCTTGGATCACGTCGTTAACGACCAAGGTGTTACCCGTGCCAGCAGTGAAGGTCACGTCGTTTGCTGCGTTGTCACCAATGTTGATAAACGAGCAGTCAAACGTCGAACCAACCTTAAGGCTGGGAAACGCTGCGTCAATCAGCGCACCAGTGGGGAACACATAGGTGCCCGCATCAGTGCCGCCCGAGTCCATCGTGCAAACACCAGCGGCCAGGTTGGCCGCAGTGATGGTGACAGACGCGCCGGTCAGCGCAACAGGAGTGCTGGTATTGGTGAAGCTGATTTCGCCAAGATTACCGTCGCCAAGCTGGTAGCCACCAGCGCCATTAGGAAGAGCCATGATAAATTCCTTTCAAAGATGTTACGTATTGAAGCCCCCGAAGGGGCGTCAAAATCAACCCCACATGCGAACAGCCATCTGCGGACGGATGGTGCTGTAGCCGTACAGAACGTCAATACGGCAGGGCATACGGTCGTTGTTGATGTCGTACTGGCGCACCACACGCAGGCTGATGCCGTTGTGAACGGCGCGAGCGGCCATGTCCACACCTTGCGGCAGGAGCAAATCAGCGGTAGCGAAGGTGATCGCGTCCTTGTGGTAGATCAGATTCTGAGCGTACTGGCTGGAAGCAGCGCCGACGAACACGACAGCATCACCGCTAACGGGCAAAGAGGTCATCGTCGCCAGAGCGTGGCTGGCCGAGTACATTGGGGCCACGGTCACGGTTGCGGTCGTGCCAGTAGTCGAAGAGGCCAGAGCCACAAACTGGAACAACGAGCCGGTGGACTCACGAGTCTGCGGGTTTACAGCAAAACGACCAGCAATGGTGAACACGTCACCAACAGCGATGGTTTCGGCAGAACCAACAGTCAGGGTCAGCGTAGCAGCGCCTTCAGCGGTCACGGTAGCACCAACAGAAGCGCCGGTAGCAGCGCGGGTGCCGGTGGTGTGCTGCTTGATCGACTGAGACATGTTGATCTCGTCGAAACCCAACACGCCCATGCCCATCATGCCGTTCTTGAACTGCTTGCTGATAGTGTCGGTGGGGTTGAACAGACCTTTCATGCCTTCGACCAAACCAGCGTTAGCAGCCGGGTTGACGGTGGCGTAGCGAGGCGACATCACAGCAGCGTTCTCGTTCAGTTTCTGCTGAGCTTGCAGCAGAACCAGCGAGGTGGCGGGCGTGGTGCCGGGGGTGCCGACGGAGTTACCGATGCTTTTGTAAGCGTTGGCAACGTCAGCGTCGATGCTCGATGCCAACTGGCTGATACGAGGCTTCAACACACGCTCTGCAAAGTCGTCCAACTGCATGGTCAGTTCGGCAGACGTGAAGTTCACGCCGATGTGCTTCTGCGAAGCAACAGTCAGAGTGGTGAACTGCTCGTTGTCGTCCTGCACTTGCAGGGCGGCGCCGTCGGTGACCAGAGCGCGGTCAGGCAGACGGATACGCAGGGTCGAACCGATCTTGGCACCTTCAACAGCGAAGCTGTCGTCGTACTGACGGTTCACGTTACGGGTGAGCACCAGGTTGTTCTCTAGGCCAAATGTTCGCCAAGGTTCGTTACGCCTTGACCGCCCTTTTGGGCTGCTGCATGTCACCATGCAGAGCAGACTATCTCTTCACCCTCTTGCGAGGGGCTGTGCGCTTCCAGCCACTTGGCTGTACTCCCTTACGGGATAGTCGTTACACCTTCCGCTGGTGAGGACAAACGCCGCCGTTTCTGTGCTTGCCGACCTGACAGTTCATACACAACACTTGGTAGCCTTGCGGGAACTTGCTCTTGCGAAGCCAATTGTAGAAGGCTGACCCTCCACCGTTGTACTTGCCTGACCTTCGTTCCTCGGCCCCATCGTTGTTGATGTGGTCAATTGACAAAAACATTCGCTCAGTCTCTCCGCAGCAGTTGCACTTGTATCCGCCGTAGGCTTCAAACACTTGCTCTCTGCACCGGTCTTGATTGCGCTTGGTTTTCTCAGACTCTGCGGCGCGTATCGCGGCCACTTCCTCTGGCGTTCCATTTGCAATCTTCCGGTTGCGCCATTCGCGTGCGTGCTCTCGGGACTTCTCCCTGTTTGCATCACGCCAATCGCGCATACGCTGATTGACTTTCTCTCGGTTGCGTTCTCGGTATCTGGCGGCGGCTTCGCGGTTCTTAGCCCGCTTGTCGTCGTCATCTACCTTATCATTTTCACTTTTGGCTTGGCTCGGTGTTTTCATGTAATCATCTTACATGACGTCCACCGAATTCACACAGTTTTTTTCCTAGGGTTACCCCTAGGGGAGACCGATTAGTTAATCTCCAGAGCCTTCCGGGTGATCATGTCAATTGTCAAAATTGAGTTAGCCATGATCGAAAAATTCCTTTAAAAAAAAGTTAGCGGTTCATTTGTGCTTGCAGCTTTTTCATCTGCCGGGCACGTTCAGCTTCAATCCACTGCGAATCTGTCATAGTCTTGGTAGACCGAGGATCAGTCGTGTCGTAGGACGAACTTCCACTGGTGCGTGCGGTAACAGGCGAAATAGGCGCAGGCGCAGACGTAGTTGGTTTCACAAGAGGATTGGAGCCAAGTTTGGCTTCAATCTTCCACATCTCTCGGGTTTGCAAAAGAGGCGTCAGGCGGGAAATGCGATCAGCTTCCTTCGGGTTGGTTCCCAGCCAGTAGGCTAGGTCCGGCCCCATGTCGGACGCCTTGATTGTCTCGGCCATCACGTCAGTGACTCGAAGCTGCGGGTTGTAGGCGACTTGTTCAAAGTCGTCGTA